GTCTAATTAAGCTTGGCTTTCAGGCTAACTGTTCATAACGTCCCTTTGTGGGGGTCTAGCTTGTAGGGGCTCAGACGCGTGGCCTTATCATGTTGTACGTGGGCAGGGCTAACGCCTCATAATTAAATAATTCACTTCTTCTAGATAGAAGGTTAGACTAATTACGGTTGTTGTGTTCACGACTATTGTTTGTTATTACTTTATTTTGCTACTGAACGGTTACATGGGTTTTACTTTGTTGTTTTGTTGCTATTGTGTTTGGTATATTCTGCTCTGGCACTATTATGTATTGCTTAGGAATCATTATTTGCTCAGCTAACAATTGCATATACCATATAGATCCTTTCGTTGCTAATAGTTGTTGAGGCTGTATATTTTTATATATTGTTAATATTGGTACTTCATTTTGAACTTGGAGTATAGTATTTTGTTTTTGCCATTTCAATTCTTTTTGGTGTTGTTGTAATTGTTCAGTTATATCTTGGTATTTAATTGGATCTATTTTTAATTTATAAACCGCATTCAATGTGTCCTCTGGTTCTCCACTTTCACCTTTTTGCTCATTATTTATTTCATTTTCATTCTTACATATCCTTGATCTAGATACTAAATTTGCATTAGACACATTGGCATTCAAGTCTTCATCGTTTTCATTCTTCACTTCTTCCTCTTCCTCTTCTTCTTCTTCTTGCTCTGTATCTGTAAAATTGCTATTGTAATCCGGGTCATCTTCTTTTCTGTTGTTTATAGTTTGGGAGCTTTGTTGACTTGAATGACTTATACTTTCATCCGTTAACTCAAAAACCAAATGTTTGTGGCGTCCCTCTATTATTTTATATTCTTCTATTATATGTACTTTAACTACAGTTAAGGTTTTTGAGTTGGCTGACAAGGTTAAATTGAATGAGTTACTAGTTTTGAAGTTCACTGTTTCTAAAAATGCTATTGTTTTTGTTTGTTGCTGTTCATTAACTTGTACTGTTATGTCTACAAGCTCATTCAATTTTTGAACGAATTGTAATGTTATAGTGACCCGTACTCTTACTAAATTATTTTTATCATCTTGTTTTTGGAATTGAAAACTGTTGACATTCTTGTCGTTGTACAATGCTATATAGTTATTTGTAATTACTTGTTTTCTATTGCCTCTTTTGTTATACGTAATTTGCGGTTTGTTAGTTGAGTAATTGGTTGCATATAATTGTATGGGAGTCATGTTTATCTTGTTATTATTTATTTTTGTTTCATTTTCATTTTTGTTTTCTTTTCCTTCTAGTTGTTGTAACTTTTTCATTTTAGTCTCGTGTTTTGTGTAGTGTTTGCTTTTCCTCTTATAATTTATATTATGTTTTTCCACTTTTATTCCTCTATTGTTTTTATTATTATTATTTTTATTATTGTTATTATTATTATTACTTTTATTAGTTTTCATAGCGCGAATTTTGTAGCCCCATAGTAGCTTTGAACTCTTCTGTCATAATTTCATTATTAATTTGCTGGTTAATATACAAAAGCTCATTTTTAGTCAAATTATATGAACATTTTTCCTGCATCTTTTTGACTGACTCCCAATATGATAATCCATTGTAAATTTTTACTCCTATCTTTTTCTTGTAGCCAATGTCATAGATTAGTCTATTGGTTTCGTTTTCTTCTAGGGTGTACTTACATGCTCGTTTTCTGGCCTCGTGTAATAATTGGTTTGTCATTCTATATGCTTTCTCCATCATCTGGTCTGCTAATTTCTTATTCATTCGACAATAATACTGCGTGTAAATCCTAGCCTCATTTTCGAAACATGCTGCCAAATCCTCAAATATTGTTATTCCTTTGTATGTTGCTCTCAGTGAAATAGCTTGTTGCATTAAATAGGCAGCTCGTTGAACTCCTCTTAGTGTCTTTATTTTTCTAGAATATTTTGTTATGTTTACAAACTTACTAAAATCCCTGACTAATATTATTTTACTCTCGCTGGTGTCTGTATAAAATGCACGCAGTGAACAAAAAGACAAAGTGTTTGCTGCTCCCTTAGTTATAAATTTTAACACTTGTCCTAATCCAAATACCGGCGTATGGTCACAATCATCTGAAGACTTTAGGAAATATTTGTAATACATTTGGTCAATTTGCTCATCTGTTATATATGGTTTGTAATATACTGAAAAGTCATCTCCTTTAGATAATAC